TGAGCCAGTGAATAACAAAATCGTCAGGGTCTATAGAATTCATTATATCTATATTAGAATATAATCCATGCTCGTTTGGATTACCTATCAAAAGTGTTTTAAAATAATCAATGTCAGTACCTATTGCTTCAAGAATTTCATTAGCAAATAAGGGATATCTTTTGATTTTTGCTTTCTCTCTTGAATCTTTAATATGATTGATAATATTATTTGCATAAGTTTCATATGAATTAGGAATCCAGTACCTGTATGAGTAGGAAGACTCGTATAAGTTATCGCTAAATGGATCAGGATTTAAAGGATTTGGAGAGAGTAAGTTATCATTTAAAAGTTTATCAACGTACTCTATTTGAAAGTCAAATAGTTCATCAAAAGAGTAATTGATTTCATTATTTTCTGATAGCATATAAGAAAGGCAGAAACTATGTATCATTTCGCCTATGTCAATTATTTCCGTATTCTTAAACTTTTCAAACATCCGAATTATAGCTGTTCTAACAGTGGTGCTTTCTTGATTGTTATAATTAATTATTATTAGCCATGGCGGAGTGTCAAATTTCTGAATAAAAAATCTTGACATATTTAAACTGTTTTGAATCTCACTTTCTGGATAATCACCAGTTTCGATAATATTTGCGGTTAAGTTCAAATCCAGAATTTCACTTCTTAAATCCATGTCATTATATTTTCTGTAAAAAGCTAATCTTTTCTTTGTTGCTTTATCATGTTTAGAATGTTCCGCATCTTCACGTTGTAAAATAATTGCATATTGGAGGTAGTCTTGAGAAATGTTCTCTATGTCAGTAGTGCTGATATTACCCAATTTATGTTCAATATTTACTATGCAAAAGAAATTAAAAAGTGCCTTCATTGCTGTAGTGTTTTTTAAGTGGATAGGTTCAAGGCATTCAAGAAGCCTGTGACAATCATTTATAACATATTTCAATATCCTCAGAGATTTACAGTTAGTTTTCAGAAAAGCATCAACGATTACTGGTTTAATGGCTCTGAAATTATTTAATTTAAATTTTTCGCTAAAGAAAACTGCTGCGGCATCGTCAATTTGGGGTTCAATTTGTATTGTGTGACCAATAATTTTCTCTTTGGTTTTGATGAAATCTTTATGAGTTTCTTTGTCATGTGCTAAAATGATTACTTTACATTGATGATGCTCAATGTATTGATTTATAACACCAAATATTTCCTTGTTCGACATTGGGCATCGTTCGAGATCATCAAATATTATTACCTTGTTCCGATCAACATTCATCTTGATTAATGGGCTAAGTATATTGCCAGCCAATGAGCCTGCACCAAATGTAATACCTTTGAATTCACCAGATAAATCTTTTGTAATTTCGATTAGCTTCTTGGTAAGATGCTTTCCAGGGAACATTTTAGAAAATACTGTATTATAAACCTCTTGAGCATCGTTAATTCCAAACAAACTTACATGGCATTGTAGTTCAAGTGGGATTGAGTTTTTAACTTGGAATGTTTTACCAGAACCCCATTCACCAGTAACTAGTACCGCGAAACCCGGGGTGTTTAATCCTAAATAATAGTCTAAATAAAGCTGTAGGTTATTTTTATTCATTAGACATCTCGCTTATTTAATTTACTTAAAGGATTCAATCTAAGTGCTTCTTCTAAATGATTTGGAGCGAAGTGTGCATATCGCATTGTCATTTTAATGTCGGTATGCCCTAAGATTTTTTGTAACACCAATATATTCCCGGCGTTCATCATAAAGTGAGACGCAAAAGTGTGCCTGAGTACGTGCGTCAACTGCCCGGCTGGCAATTCAATTCCAGCTCTCTGGAGTGCAGACCTAAAAGCGTAATAACATGGGCTGAAAAGAGCGCCATTCTTTTTAGGCAGTTTATCTATGATATTCGGATCAAGAGGGATGGTGCGGTTACGTTTCCCTTTAGTTTTGATGAATGTGATTTTTCCAGTAGAAATTTGGCTGCGCTTCAATTTCTCAGCCTCTCCCCAGCGAGCGCCAGTAGACAGGCAAACCCTGACAATAATCTCCAAATCTTTAGCAGAGCTGTGGCTGCATTCCTCTAAGAGCCTGTCAATCTGCTCTTCAGTAAGATAAGCCATCTCACTTTCTTCTGTTCTGAACTGGCGAACATTCTCTAAAGGGTTCGGTGCGTCCCATTCCCCGAGTCGCTTTAATTCATTAAATATAGCGAGGAAATACGCGTGTTCTAGGTTCATGGTGCGCGGCGAAACCTGAGTGACACGCTTTGTACGGGCAAAATGGCCATCCAACCTTTTAGCTCTATAAGCGGTGAACAGTTGCGCAGTGAACTCAGTAGCCATAGGAGAACCCATGCACTCATCAGCCCATAGCATGGCGCTTTTACGCTTTTCACCATCACGCAGGGTTATCCCGTGACGCTCGAACCAGAGATGTATTAGATCTGAAAGGCGGCGTTTATCTTTTCCTTTTCCAAGCCAAGGTGTGTCCTCAACTTTTTGAAGGGTGTAGTTTTCGTATGCTAACGCCTCGCCTTTAGTCGCGAACTTTTTGCGAACTCTTTTCCCTTGCTTGCCATCGCTACGGTTGACGGCATAGAAGTCCGCAACCCATTGGCCATCACTGAGTTTTCTTACAGTCATATCACTGAATCGTCAGAACAACGCGCCCAATTACGGTTATATCGTCGATACCACAATCAAATGCCATACCAACGCCGCTAACTCTGACTTTCTTAATCGGAATACGCGTAAGGGTACGGATACTCATTTTACCCTCAATCTCTACAAGCCACTGATCGTCATAAACTTCTGTGAATGAAGTATCAACAATGAACTGATTATTACCTTCTACCACACATATGGGAGAGGCTGGCATAGGGATTCCGGGTAAAAAAGAGACTTTATCCAGCATGTACATCCCTGCGTCATACATCACACCGTCAACGATTTTACGCCGCGGCATTTTGAGGATATCCACTTCTTCATCCTCAAATTTTCTACCTTGACCTGTTGCCAGCCATTCAAGTGTTACGCCAGTTTCAGCCATACATTTGAGCATTATGTCAGCAGGAAGCCCACCGCGTTTATAACGCGCAGACATTGAGCTGGAAGCAATTCCAAGATGTTCGGCAAGCTGTAATTTTTGCGTAAAGCCATAAGCCTCAAGTACCCGATCAAGTACCGGGGCGCTATCCGATTCTGGGTCTAGTCTAAATCTCGCCATAAATTAAAGGTGTGTAGGCAATGACTACAATGTATTGACATGTAGATATTATCTAACTAACCTTGCTCCTATGTTTAGATATTGGCTAATAAAAGTGGATATTGGCGTATCCACAACCTGAGGAGTTTGCATTATGCGTCCCAACATTACAATCGTGATCCCCGATCCATATATCCCGCTTGATGAATATTGCCGCCGTACGGGCATGTCCAAAAGCACTGCTGAGAACCTGATTTCATACGGAAAACTGCCTATCAAGCCTAAAGGAGCACAGAAAAAAGGGCTGGTTGAAGTGAACATGGCCGCCTTAACCGTGATGGCATTAAGCGAATGCGATGTTTCGCTTAACGCGTAATTCATCGTACGGATTAGGGAGGGGCTAACAATGTTTGATTATCAGACTTCTAAACATGCTCACTTTGATGCAGCTTGCCGAGCGTTTGCGCTGTCGCACAATCTGGAAGATGTCGCCGCTGCCGTTGGTATGCGTCCGCAGATCCTGCGAAATAAGTTGAATCCGATTCAACCGCATCGCCTGACCTGTGACGAGCTACTGGCTATTACCGATTACACCGAAGATGCGCGTTTACTGGATGGGATGCTGGGGCAGATTAACTGCCTCCCGTCCGTTCCGGTCAATAACGCCACTGAAGCGAACATGCAGTTTTGCGCATTAAGCGCCACCGCAAACGTGGGTGCGATCGCTGGGGAAGCCGTTTCAACTGAGCACATGACCGCTGCACGTCGCACACAAATTCTTGATCGTGCCCGTGATGCCATCCGTTCCCTTTCCGTTCTGGCTTACACCGTTGAAAGCCGCCTCCAGTCTGCGCCGGTTATTGCTGCTGCCGTCGATATCGTGACGACTAATGTCACTGGAATGATGTGAGGAATTTATGAAAAAAAGCCAAAAAAACGGCGGCGCCACTTACGTATTCCGCCACCGTTATTTTCTACATGGAAAATTGCTTAGTTGGGCTTGCCACCATTCTGAAGATGACCTTGAGAAATGGACACGCGCTGAATGTAACCCTGAAGGTAACGAACAACATCAACTGCTTGTTCTGGTGTTAGTGCAGTGAACAGTTCACCTGCGTTCGGAAGTGTTTCTGGTTTTTCGAGATGGTAATGGAAGCGAATGCAAGCGAGTTGATTGTGATCTCTGCATTCGATTTCACCAGGAATGACTACAGGAATTTCTTCGTAGCTCATTGAGTTTCCTTATTTTGGTTGTGTGGAAACGCCAGAATACCACAGGCCGGGTGTGGATAAATATCCCGGCAATTTTCCTTAAGCAAAGGGGGAGAAATATGAAAGCGTTCGTTACCTACCTGAAAAAAGAATCTCCGGCCATGCAGCTGGCCAGCGGATCAACTGGCTGGCTTGAACTGCCAAACGGCCAGCGCTGGAACCCTGGCCACCAGTACAAATTCAATGCCCGTTCGTCTCGTCGTCCATGGTGGTTTCGTTTGTTCGGGATTATCAGGGGGCGCTATGGCCATTAGCGAAAAGCAGCAGGAAATTGGCCTGAAGTGGTTGGGTAATATCCGTCGTAAATACTGGAGTGAGAAAAGCGAAGCCGCCGAATGGTGGGACAAATTAACACCAGAATGGCGCGGGGTTGTTTTACATGCGGCCGCAGTTGCTTCCGGAATGGACGTTTTCAAAGCCCATCTGAGCAAATGCTACTGGTCAGAGTTATTCGAACGCCTGGACTACCGGGCAATGATTCAGCTGCGCCAGGGCATATCCAGGGCGCGCCTGACGTTTGAAGGGTTCGGGAGTTTGAGCGACACCGATTTTTCAAAGCGCAGCGCCAACCGCCAGGTGAAAAAGGCGCATCCGATCCACAGCAGTAATGGCGTGCAGATGATTATCGCGCCTCATATCGTTCATAAGATGCAACAGCAGGAGAATCATTAATGTCCATTATCTCTGTAAACGCTAAAGAACTGGGACAGGAGCTGGCTGCGTGGGGTGTTCCACACAATTACGCCATTCTCTTTCTTGAGAAAAGCACCGTTAAAAATGGCCGTGTGGCCTTACATCCGTTTTTCTTTAACGACACCGAGCATATGACAAACAAACGCCACTGGCTGGCCGTAAATGTTGCGTACTGGTGCTGCGTCTATCGTGAGGCGGAAAGCCAGTACCAGCAGGTTGAAGCGCTGGCCAGTATTCGTTCCATGTATTACATCGCCGGGTCATTGGGCGCTGGGGAAGTCAAAGCGCTGATCCAGGAGTGGTGGCGCAATACATACGAGCTTCACCAGATACCCGCGCCGAGCTACTCAGCCGCGCCCGTTACCGTCTCTTTCCACTAATTAACTGCCTGAATTTTTGGCCATCCCTGCGGTGGCCGGGGATTCTTTTGCCCTGAGGAAACCAAAATGCAAACAACACGCATGTTTTTACCCGTCAACCAATCCGGTGCTGACCTGCTGGCAATGCTGGCAAAAGCTACTGAGGAAGGTAAAGCGGCCTCCGCCGATCTGTGTTCTGCTCGTCTGGATAAGCTGGCCGCGTATGCCGCTAACGAAGGTTTAAGCGCTGCCGAAATCGTAGAGCTGATCCGTGAAGAGGCTGCGGCCATTTGCAGCAAAGGCGGTGCGGCATGGAACTGAACAAGCGCAAACAGTTTTCAAAAGAGCAGTTAATCAATCTAACCCGTGACGATGTTGAGTTTTGGCAAGAGCGTAACGAGTTAATCCCGTCCATGCATACGTCAATGCGTCTGTACCAGGCCGAAATCGCGCTGGCAGCGCTGACCGCACCTAATGATGTACCGCGTATTGTACTTGATGGGATTTGTGATTTGAGCGATGGCGGCGTTAATGCCCAGGCAATCTGGGAACTGTGTAAAGCGGCGGTTATGGGAGGGGCGCAATGACCATTAAAACCCCACTTAAATGGGTTGGAAGCAAAGTCCGTCTTATGCCGCAGCTGCGTGACCACTTGCCGGAAGGTAAGCGCCTGGTTGAACCGTTCGCGGGTTCCTGCGCCGTCATGATGAATACGGACTATGACGAATACCTGATCGCTGACCTGAACCCGGATTTAGTCAATCTGTATAAGGCGATGGCCTACCATACCGATGCGTTTCTTGTGGAGCTTGAAACCCTGTTTTCTGCCGGGGCGTTGGGTGAGCAGGAGAGCCGCGCTATTTTTTACTATGCCGTCCGGGACGCGTTCAATTTGTCCGGAAAGGCACATGGAGCTGAAAGCGTTGAAGCCGCTGCCCGTTTCATGTACCTGAACCGCCACGGCTTTAACGGACTTTGCCGTTACAACCGCCGTGGCCAGTTCAATGTCCCTTTCGGGAAGTACAAAAAAAATTATTTCCCGCTTAAAGAAGTCCGCGCATTTGCTGAAAAGGCAAAGCGTGCAACGTTCATCACCGCGCATTACTCCGAAACGCTCGCGCTGGTTCGTGCCGGGGATGTGGTCTATTGCGATCCGCCATACCTGACGGAATCAGGAAATTTCACCTCATACACTGAAAACGGCTTTTCACATCTTGATCAGGGGCGGCTGGCCAGAAAGCTGCGCCGTCTCGCTGAAAAGGGCGTGAGTGTTGTTGCGTCAAACAGCGATCAGGAAATGGTGCATTACCTTTACGCCGGGTTTGAGGCGATGAAAGTCAAAGCGCCACGCAGTGTTGGTGCCGCAGCTGCAAGCCAGAAATCTGCCGCAGAGCTGATCCTGAAATCACCAGTTTCCACTGCCTCCAGCGCTGGGGTGGTGGCGAAATGATGACTGAACCCATGACCGGGCTGTATGCGCTGACGGTATTTGCGGCTTTCATCTTCTTTTCCTGGGAAGAGCGCCGGGACGCGGAGACTTCAGATGATGTGGACTTTATTTTGGTCGCTATCTCTTCCCTCGTCTGGCCTGTACTGGTGGCGGTATGTATCGCTGCTTACATGATTAATGCCTGGAAGAAGTGGGTTAATCGTGGCTGATCTGTCTCTTGCTGGCCAACATCATGCCGTCGATATCTGGCGGCGTGATACTTTTGCGCCAGGAACGCCAGCGGATGCAACAATCACAGAGCGCCGTTTGTGGGCAGTTAACCCACAGGACTACGAATGGCGTTCACAGTTCCTTCATGAAATACCCGACTGGCTAGCCGGGTATTTTGGCAACCGTTACGAAAAGCTGTTTGCTGGTCGTGACGGCCGCCGCCGTGCCAATACATTCCTGCGCAAAACAATCGGTGAGAATGTATTGCCACGTCTGCGGCAAGTGGCTGCGCGTTACCAGCTGGCCGCTGATGTAAGCGATCTCCCTTTTGGCAAATCATTGCAGCGTTTGCCGTCGCTTGACCGTACCGATCTCAAAAAGCTGTCAGGCCAGGTCTCTGGCTGGATAGCTCAGATGTTTTATGACTTCACCGACACGCTGAAGGGAAAACCCAAAGACGAAAGGGAAATGCGCCAGCGCACGCTGGAGGCTTACCGCAATCTTTGCTCGCTTTCCCTCATGCTGAACAATCAGCCGCCGTACTGGGCAGAGCACGAAGCCAATGATGGCCACCTGGAAACCCGAAAAGCGGAGTCCGGGATTTTGCGTCTCATGGCACCGGAATGGTGGTATCAGCGCCTGAAGCGTGCCCGTGACCTGCAACGTGAACATCTGGCCATCGCCGTTGGCCAGGTGCAAAAATCTGCCAGCGCCTACGTATCACGTAAAACCCTGGGCGAATGGATAGACCAGAAGAAACGAAATCTGGAGTTCTTCAAAAAGTTTGATCTGATGGACGAAGAGGGCAACCGCATTGCGCTGGACAGCATGGTACACCGCAGCGTTGCTAATCCGGCCATTCGTCGCTGTGAACTGATGGTGCGTATGCGCGGGTTTGAAGATATCGCCAATGAACAGGGGCTGGCTGGCGAGTTTTACACAATCACTGCGCCTTCACGTTATCACGCGGTACACAGCAAAGGCGGCTTTGTGTCTCAGTGGAACGGATTAAGCCCACGGGACACACAGCGTTATTTATGCAACGTCTGGGCAAAAGCACGTGCGGCGATCTCCCGTGCCGGTATTCATGTTTTTGGTTTTCGCGTGGTGGAGCCACACCACGACGGGACACCGCACTGGCATATGCTGCTGTTTATGCAACCGCATGACGTTGAGGCGGTGCGCGATATTATTTGCTATCACGCCAGGATTGCCGATTCAGAAGAGCTACAGACACCCAACGCGCTTAAGGCGCGTTTTCACGTTGAGCCTATCGATCCCGCTAAAGGGTCGGCAACAGGCTATATCGCTAAATACATCTCAAAAAATATCGACGGCTTTGCGCTCGATGGCGAGCAGGATGAAGAAACCGGGGAAAACCTGCGCGATATGGCCAAATCCGTATCGGCCTGGGCATCCCGCTGGCGGATTCGCCAGTTTCAGCAAATTGGTGGTGCGCCTGTGACTGTATGGCGTGAGTTGCGCCGCCTGGGTGATCAGCGCCTAACTGACAGCCGTATGGATGCGGTGCTGGCGGCGGCTGATGTAGGGGACTGGGCGGCCTATACACAGTTGCAGGGTGGCGCACTGGTTGCACGTCGCGATCTGGTTGTGCGTCTGGCCTATGAAATCACTGAACAGGGTAACGAGTACGCAGAAGATGTTCAGCGTGTGCAGGGTATCTATTCGCCTTTGATCCCTGATTCCGAAGTTTGCACCCGTCTGGTTAAGTGGCAGAAGGTTGCGAAGTTGGCCGAAGCGCCAGCGGAGGCGGGTTTTTCGGGCGGCAGCGCCGCCCCTTGGAGTTCTGTCAATAACTGTACGGAGGGGGGAACCCGGAGACGGTTAAAACTGGAACTGAACCAGAGAGGGTTTGCCGGAACGGATGAAGAAATCGACATTCTGAAGCGGGGCGGAGGTCTCAAATTTGGGCGTTCAGCACTGATTTACAGGGGCGGAAGGTTGCAGGAGAAGCGGAACAATCCGGAAGATGAACAGTGGCCAGGCTGGCAGTAATGGTATGTAAGTGCGTGATAAGTAATGCGTAAATTTTCATTTGCGCTAATTATCATTTCACATATTGTGCGTTTGGGTATACTGTATGTTTATACAGTATTTTGTTTTGTGGGAGGGCTGCATGGATATCTTAGAGGCATCAGCAAAGCTGGAGCGCATCGAATTACTGGCAAAAATTGCCCATGTAAGTGAGATAAGCGCGAAGGAAAAGACTATTGCCTTAACCTGGATTGGTGAAATTGCTGAAGAGATGCGAAACGTGGTCAGGGGGGAAATAAAAACCCCCCAGAACGGGGGCATTTCAGGCAGCGGGTGCAGCCTTCAATAAATCCAGAGCCATTTGCTTTTGGTCGGGTGACAGGTTTTTGAGCAAGGTTTGCACCAGAGCGTCACCTGTTTTAGCGCTGGGGCTGAGAGTGTGGGAAAACGTCAAATTCATAACAAAAGTGTGCCCACACTCCACATCTGCGCATGCGCAGTAAATATCTGCAATCTGGCGGTGCTTTCGGTTAGTTTTGCGAATCACAGCCTTAGAGCCGCACTCCGGACATTCAATTTTCAGGACTCTCATATTCCATTCTCCGGCTGTCAAATAATGCCTGGATTTTAGCCTTTTTTGACTCATGCTGCACCCTTCACCGTTGTTTCTTCAGTAAAATTCAAATGCAGGTGGCGCGGAATTTCCGGATCGCTGTTGATGGCCATCGCCAGGCGGCGCTGAATGGGCAGCACTTCATTCTTTTTGTAGGTGCGCTCAATCTTTTCCGGGTCGCCCAGCCCGGCAGTATTCTGCGGAACAATACCTGCAAGCCCGGCCGGAAAGCGGTGCGCGTTCAGAATGTCCTGGGCGCTGATGTTCTTCACGCTCGCAAATTCATCCTTGGCCGAAATGTCCCCCATCTCAATAAACTTGATCGCGTCACCGTCGCCGCCAGGGATGTTCACCAGGATGGTGGAGAAGTTGCCGATCCCCTTGCTGTCCCGCAGCTGCTGTTCAATCTCCTCCTCCATTTCGTCCGTCATGCTGGGGTCACGGGTATACAGAATGCCGCCCGTGTGTGCGCCGTTGTGGTAGTAGCGACGGCGAAAAATAACTGCCTCACTGTTCAGCAGGGCAGAGTGAACGCCGCCGATGTAGTCCGGCAGACCATAGATGTGCTGCTGCGGGTCGTACATCTTGATGAAAATGATATCGTCAGGCGGGAACGCCAGCGGCTCGCCTTCCTGTAAAACCACGTAATCCCCTGGCACAGTCTCCGCGTTTTCTCTCTCCTTTCGTCGGCGGAGGT